GCTAAAGGAAACTCCGTCTGATTGGTCTAGCCTCAGATGGATCTGCATAAGAACGCCTTCCAGCGCAGCAGTAGCCGCGTGGCGCACGTTACGCGCTCCGTTGATAATTCCACCAGTGGTTCAACGGTTAAGCGGTGTTTCGAGTGCTCTCAGAGCACTCGTCTCACCAAGGAAACGATCCATAATGGCATGCAGTTGCTTCGGGTTAGGTACGGTTTACCGTACTCTGAACTACCGGACTGCACGTCTGTGGAACTTTCTCGTTTCCTCTCATTTCTTCTGCTACAGGGTAAGGAGCGGACCTCTGTAGCATTTCCTCGCCAACAAAGAAAAAGAAAACAAAACACTACAAACTGCGAGGAAAAAATCGGTCTCTGTTCGTTACAGAGGCTGTGTCGAAGAGACAGGTGGGCTTTGGCCCACGGCTGCTCGTCAATTAAGCGCAACTTACCGAAAAGTTGCCGTCGGCACACTCCCTCCGCGCGTAAAGCATGGGAAGCTAACGCGTGCTCTCAACCCCCCCCCCCTTCTTCCGGTTATCTCCAACACGTCCGGCGTGTTGTAACCGACTCTTTCTGCCCTGGATGGGACAGGAACTACAATTCCTTCGTCGGGAATCATGTTCCTAACCCATCCTCCCGTGCCTGCAAAGGGCGCGCGGACGCCCTTTGGGCCGGTCGCAGATCAGAGTTTATTACCGCTACTACCAGCGAGATGGAGGTTACTCCTCCAGAGCTCACGGGGCGGTACAAAGATATCCTTTCCGCGGGCAAGACTCGTCCTATGCTCATCTTTGATGAGTCTGTAGAACTTCTTGCGCCATTGCATAAGCTATTGTATTCACATTTAGCTAAGCAGGATTGGTTACTTTGCGGTCCTCCGACCGATAAGAAGATGACATCTGTCCTTGTCAATGCCTGCCAGACCTCGGTAGATCTGGTTGCTGCAACTGACGGGCTTGACCTCACGGTCACCGAAGCCATCCTCGATGCTTTATTCTTCACTTCGGTGAAGATACCCCGTACTCTTAGAGCATTGGCTAAGAGTTCTTTGAGACCTTCTTTTCTGGGTCTCGGGGGAAAAACAAAGAGGATCAGTCACGGACAGATGATGGGGGCCTACCTCTCCTTCCCTCTACTCTGTATCCACTCTTACTGCGCAGCCTCCTGGGCTGCTCGGGACCAAGTGGGGGCACGTTTTCTCGTTAACGGGGATGACACTGTCATCTCTGCCGGGCGAGCTATTAGTGTGCAGGACTACCCAGCCGGGTACCGACTCAACGCTGATAAGACAATACGTGCCGAAAATGTCGCCGAGCTCAACTCGACGGTTTTCTTAAAGAGTGGAGGGAAGTGGCGCGAAGTGCGCCATCTTCGGAGAGGAGGAGCGGTAGCCGATTATCCCGGGATGATCCATATGGCGAAAGCCGTTATGGTGACTCCTGGGTTCGTGGACGCCTATCAAAGGTGTCGAATCGGCCGCCGCTGGGGTTTTCTCCCCAGCCAACTTGGTCATACGACCTATCCCGCTTACATAAGAGAGCGGGGCCTCAGGGTCCGTCGAACTTGGACGGCCTTGCCGGAACCCACGGATGTGGTTGTGTTCCCTGAGGAGTTGGATAGGATCACCGGAAGGGATCCTACGCCCGTGGAGGCAGAAGCCTTGCGTGTTGTCATGTGGAAACACGGGCGCTGGGGAGGTTCGAAGAGAGACGTATTTTCTCCGTCCTGCGGGAAAGTACGTCGGAGTTATCACTACAGGGCCCAGCCCTGTAGGTCTCACCTGAGTTTTGTCGGCTCAGGTAGGCCCAAGTTATCCCCCCTTGGTGAAAAGGGGGCCGGATATGCACTGGTTCCTTCCAGTTTCATGTCCGAAGAAGAAATGAGAGGGCTCGCGGACCTTGAACAGTTCCGTAGGAACTGGGATAGGGGCTTTATCCTTTCAGAGGACTAAGCACTGGACCGCGAGCGACGAGTTCCAGTGGGGAACCAATCGTTTCTGGCCGGTTGTGTACCGGTAAACATGAACCCATGGCTAACGGCGGGTTGCCCTGTAGGTCGTAACACTCGTAGAGGAATCTATCCCCCTGAGCTCCCAGTGAGTGTAAGGGGGTCACGAGACTACGGTGCGTATCTTAGCGCCTTAAAGTGCCGCATGGGAATTGTATCCAACCAGTGGATGATCCCTCCGAGGAGGGTGATTAGAGGCGGCTTAAAATCCGCGGCAAGGAAAGAACAACCCTTGTACTGGTTGCGAGAAGTGTTTATCGGTTCGTCGCGGGGTCACTGCCAGAGTGACAGGACGACCGGGTG